GTGGATGTCGATGTAGTGCGGCACGTCGCCCCACATGAAGAACTTCTTGCCTTTGAGCTTCGGCAGCTTGTCGAAGATGTTGGCCTTCTCGCCTTCGATCAAGGACATCTGCAACGCGATCATCTGGGTGTAGGCATAGGCGCGTTGCGCGGGAGCCACAATACCCATGAGGTTCGGCACTTCAGCACGATCCATCAAGATGCGGTCGTTGAGGGCCATGACGGCTTCGACGGACAAGCCGTTGGTGCCGTCGACGTACTTCGAAATGATCTGGTTTTCCAGCGCGCGGTTGACGCCGGCGGTGGTTCCCGAAGTTGCCTGCACAAGGTACTGCAGGAGGGAGACGCGTGTGAGGGCCGCGTTCACGTTGGAGACGATCTGCGCCTTCCAGAACGGGTTCGTGGTTCGGGAAATGCCGCCGTAGGTCGAGACGTTGGTGCCGTCGTCATATGCGGCATAAAGCCCATCGACCTGGTTGCCCGGATTGGCGCCGGTCGCGAATGCCGCAGACGAGATGGCCTGCATGGCAACGGTCTTGGCGTCGGCCATTCGCGCCTTGAGAAGCGGGATGACCACCTCGGAAGATTGAATGATGCTTTCCATTCCCATGAACGGGATCGGCACAACGCCAAGCTTCAGGTTGAATTCGGCGTTCTGTGCGGCCGCCACGTCGGCGGGCTGCGGGAATACGCCGGAATAATCCGACCATGAGAAGCTGACGAACGAGCTTCCCTGCACCGGGACGGTGACCTGCGAAGCACCGCCCTTGGCGCGCTGCGCATTCCTGAGCAGGATGCTAAGGAACGGCGTGGCCTTGTAGAGCTGGACTACCAGGCGCGGGATGAAAGCCCTGCGAGTGACTGCAGCGAGCTGCGTCCCTAGTGCGCCTGACGGTAAAATACCTGTGCCAAATTGCGGCATATTGGACGCCCCTCCTAGGGCAAGTAGTCAGGGGCGTCCTCCCCTTTATGGTAGCTGATCTCCGGTTACGCGGAGTCCTTCCACGCCTTGGCGGCTTCTTTTTCCGCCCACCGATCTTCGTTCTCGAACAAGAGCTTGGTGTCTTCGTCGGCCGAATCGATGCCAAGACCCCAGTCCTTGGGCTCAAAACCGCTGGGCGTAGCGGGAGAGGCCGGAGGATTGAGCTTGTCGAACAAGGCCGCGGCCGCCTCAACATCCGGGATCGTGCGCTCTTTCATGATGTTCTTGATCTTGCTGATGCCCTCGTCGGTGTAGCCCGACTTGCGCAGGCGATCGAAAGCATCATCGGCAGCGCGATCCTGCTTCTCTTCCTCGGTCTTCTGGATGAAGGCCTTGAATTCCTTGCGGAGTTCGGAAATGTCCGACGCCACCGGCTCCAGGACTTCCTCACTGGTGGGGAAGTCCGGCTTGTGTACCTTGATGGCCTTCTCGGTGGCGGCTCTCGTCTTCGGGTCTTTCAGCAGCTTATCCAGCAGCTGAAAGGCACCCTTGAACTGAGCGAGCTGGGCGTCATCGACTTCCATGGTCAATACTGCCCGCTATTGTTTCGCCGGCCGCCGGGGCCCATCGTGCCGCCGGTATGATTGATCCGCATTTCCGGAGCCGCGGGCGGGCCTGCGACATGACCGGGAGTGGCGGGATTGCCGCCGAGCATGTTCTGGACCGATCTGCGCGAGCCCCATTCGACCTGATCCAGATTGATCTTGACGATCATCGGATCGGTTTCGACGAGGCGGTTGAGGTTCGGGCCTGGAAAAGTGCTTTTCATGGCGGTTTCTCCTTACATTGGTGCGCCAGGAGGAGGGGAGGACGCCCCGCCTCCTGGCACGTTTCCACCGGCGCCACCGCCCATGGAACGCATAAGCTGCTGCATCATCGCGGACTGCTGGGCCTGCTGCTGCAGGTCCCTCATGCCGGTCTGCTGAACGCCGGGAATTTCCGCGCTCGGCGGGATCGACTTGGAAACGGACTGGATGAAACTGAGAACGGCCTTGTGGGGATCACTACCCATCGGCAGACCCGGCAACGCCTTCTGCAACATATCGAGGGCCATCCGGACCTGCGACATGGAGTTGGCAGACTGACCGGGGTTCCCGCTGGGCGCCCCAAGCGGCGAGGCGCCCATTGGGACCTGCCCGGTTACCGCTGACGGCAACCGCGGAGGCATTCCGGTTTCAGGCATTCCAGGCACGGGCAAAGGTCAAAACCTTTAGACCGCGCTGCCAAGACGGTAAGTTGATTACCGCTTGTGCTTGCGCCGACGACGAGCCATGTGGTCTCTCCAGATTGGCAGGGAGGCTTCGAGTCTCATCCCTGCTGGGATAACCGCCGCGTCCTCGGCAGTGCAATGGCAGACTAAATCATTACTAGATACAGTGTCAATGTCCCGACTTCTTCCCACCCTTGGTTAAGAGTTCGGGATGCTGCGCAATCATCTTCGCCTGTTGTTCTTCCTTTATCTCGGCCTCTTCCATCAGGGTATCCATATGCGGCGGGCGGGTCAGCATGATGAGCTGCTTGGGACCGATCGCACCGGACTTGGCGAGCGCGAAGGCTAGTTGCTGATTGTCCTCATGGAAAACGGGGCTTCCGGAATGGCTGTCAACGCTAATGCGGTAGTCCTCGGGGAACTGCGCGAGAATGAACTGGTCACCGACGGCGCTCCCCTTTCCCTTGCTGATGTAGACCTTCGCGTCCTTGGCTTGGAGATACTTGAACGCCAAATCGCCAGCACAGGTACACTGTCTCTCCACAAGCAAGGCACGATCCCGCATTCGGGGGGAACCAGTCCTTAAAAGGGTCTGAGCATGCATACCCGCCCTTACACCTGGCTCCCCTTGGCCCATCGTAATGGGGGCGAAACCACCCGCGTCGTCCATCCATTGGAGCGTCTTCTCCACCTTTTCGAAGATTTCCTTCGGAATTTCAGGCGCCATCCGCTCGATCTTGGCGGCCGGGCTTTCCTCGGCAATGTAGCCTCGCGGCACCATCAGGGCCTTGTACTTGCCCTCGGTCATGCCCGAAAAGCCAATGAACGCGCTGGGCGGCTGTGCTTGTAGCTTGGTCAGACGGTCGATGTCCTCGATGCTGTCCGTCAGCATTTCCTGCAGCGGGATGAGGTTCTGGATTTCGGACTGTCCCCAAAAATATCCATCGACAGGATTGGGACAAATCTCAATGAAGGGATGCTCCCCACGCAGTGGATTATCACCTGGGTTGTCAACGGTGCCGTGGTCGAAGGGGGATAGAAGGTTCCGGTGTCGATCGTTTCCCTCAATGATGACGCCTCCAACAGATCGGATTGTGGTGTAGTCTTCCCGGTCATTGTCCATAACCCATAGTTCGTCCACACGAATCAGGGACGACGCCACCTGCGGGGACAGCATCGGCATCGGTCCGGCGGAGGTCCCGACGTTGCCTTTGAGGCCGCTCGGCGTGTTCTGCGGCACGGGATTGATGCCGCCGATCACTAACTGATGAATGAAGCTTTCCTGCATCAGTTCGTCATCGCCGCCGACCCTGGCAGAGCGCAGCGTTATCTCCTTGGCAATAGCCGCGGCGTCCGGCTTGCCACTCAACTGCCGGTGCAACTCGTCCTCGGTGATGTAGGTCGTATGGACGAAGGCTTCCTGACGATCTAGCCCGTCAATGTCCTCGCGAAGCACCGCGAAAAATTCGGGCTGTACCAGCCACGGCTCCAGGCCGCTATGGCCCCAGACCAGCTTGAGTATGGCCTTACCTTTGACCAGCGCCCAATCGACGCCCTTGGCGAATTCCAGGTCAACGCCGCGCCTGTGGAAATCACGGTTGAGACGTTTTGCCGCAGCCTCTCCGATCCGGCGCCAGTCCTTGGCGTACTCGTCGTCGAGCTCGATCGAGAAGCGGACATCGTCGGGGCTGAACAGGAAGGCCGACAGGCGATCGATATGGCTGAATACCCGATTGTACGGGGCTTGCTGCGATGAGTTGGCGCCGTTGAAATAAAATGCCCGCCAGGATTTGTACTGTTCGATACGGGCGTTGCGGGAGGCGTCGCAGCGATGGATTGTCTCCGCGACAAAATCATCAAGACCCTTCTTGGACTTCGGCACCCTCATGGACGTGATCCTGCTAGCCCTTGAATAGGGGCTTGAAGGGTAGCCCTAATTCTCCTTTTTGGCCAGCCTGATGCAGGAGGCTGATCGGATCGTACCGCTTTTCGTGCTGCGACTTGGCTGCCGCTACCGCGCCCGCGACAAAGCTGGACGGAGGTCCGCCGGGCGAGCCTGAAAAGAACTGCTGCGCCGCCGGCAACATCTCCGGCTTCTGCGCCGCCAGTTCCCGCATGACGCGCTCCTCGGCCTGCAACTCTGCGCCCTGCTTGGGAGTGGACTTGAAGGCCGCATCGCCCTCGCGCATGCCGTCCTGCATGTTGGCAACACCGTAATCTTCCTCGATGATCTTCTGCGTCACGTCCACCGCGGCCGATGCAACGGAGCCGCCGATCGCGAACCTCTTGGGCTGCCAGACCATCTCGATGTCGCGGCAATCAGGATTGGGACAGACCGGATCAGGATCGTTGCCTGATTCGAACGTCATATCGAATTCCTGCTTGCACTGCTCGCATCGGTATGATCGGACAATCATTTGACAATCTCCCGCAGTTCTTCCTGTGATAGTTCAAGCGCGGCATCGCACTTCTCATCGCAGGAAGGCCATGTGCATCCAGAACGCCTCGGACACCGAGGATGTGGAATGGCGCTTCGCTCCACGGGGACATCCAGGTTCTTCATGGTTCAGACCTTCCCCATGCTCGGGCGTATTTTTCTTCCAGGCGATCTTCTTCCTTCTGGCGAAAGAAGTTTTCTACCATGTAGTTGACCATAGTGACCTGCGGCTTTTCTGCCGCCATACGCTCTCGATCGGTCACGGTGTCATAGGTGTCCTGGGCGGCAATCATCGAGGGCCGCACCCAATTGATCCAGGCTCGATTGGCCAGCGCGGATGCGAAGACGAGATCGTCGTGGTCATTCTCGCCGCGGCCATCGGCGCATATCTCTCCGCCGTCCTGAACGATCTTCTGCATCTGTTCGAGCAGGCGCAGCGATCGGATGCTCAGATAGCGCAGCGAATAATTGTCGCGCAGCTGATTGAAGATTTCAATCTTGTTGTCCTGCGTGGTTTTCCAGTCGTACATGAGATTCCCGCCGAGCGAATCCTGGCGCTGGTAGAGAAAGCGCCGGACACGATCGAACACGTCGCCCATGCCGCGGGCGATGGTTTCCTGGGATAGATAGCCGGAATTCATTAGTTGCTTGATGTGCTTTAGCTCCTGGACCACCGCGGGACCGGGGCCGTTGATTTCCATATTGACCCATACATTCCGATAGCTGCCGGCGACGTGAGCAAGCACCCATGCGAACTGGAACGTCTCGGGGATCGAGGTGCAGTATTCCGCGACCTGGACGAGGCGGTCGGCGTAGCAGCGGCAGACCTGCAAGGCGTGCTTGTCGTTGGTATCGCTGCGGCCGAACGCGGGATCGACACCGATGACGTATTGCCCGTCCGGGTGTGGTTCTTCCCATACCCTCAGATCGGCATCCTGCGATCGCGTGACCTGCTCGACATGGGTGGCCAAAAAGTTCTCGCCCATCGTGTATTTGTAGCCCTTGAAGAGGGGCTTTTCCTTCGCAATGAATTTGATGTCATCGACGAGGCGCTGCCTCGGGAAGAAGGCTCTGCCCGTCATGATGAACGCCATATCTGCGGTCCAGGGATATTCCTGATCCATCAGGGCTTCATCGGATATCAGATGCGTGCGCGCCCAGCGGTGCCAGGCGATCTGCTCGGGCTGTATGAAGACGCCATAGGTTCGCTCGACCTGATCGACCAGGATGTGCTCTCCGGGATCAAGGCCGGTGCCCTCGTTCCAGAAGTGCTTGAACTTCTCGGTTCCGCGCTCGAACCGGTAGTCTTCCTTGGCCCACCATCCGATGAAGAACGCGCGCTGGGTTAGTTCGTCGTCCTCGGCTTCCTTCCACATGTCATGGAACAAGTTGAAGCCTCGGGCGGTCGATTCGAACATGAAGAGGCGGTTTGGATGCTTCTGTGCCATCGCAGCCTTCATTGAGGCCACGCCCTCGACGCTTCCCCAGCTACTACATTCAGTTCCATGCACGAGGTTCCAAGCCCGGCTGCGACCAAGTCCACCGCCCTGCTTTCGTTGACCAGCCACCACATAATCAAGCACTGATCCGTTGGCCAGCACGAGGTTGTTTCGGTTGTGCTTCGTGACGGATACACGAAGGCTCTTTGGCAACGACTGCAGGTAACGGTCGAGAATGATGCGAAACTTGTCACGGTCGGCCTCGTCCTTGGAGATCAACGCGCCCTGTATTCCAGGATGCACCAGAATCCAGAACAGAGTAAGAGCCAGCGAGATCGTGGAGATGCCTAGCTGGCGCGCCTTCAGGCAGATGAAATGATGAACGTCGGCCTCCAGGCCTTCGCAGACATTACGAACGAAGATGCGCTGGCTGTCATAGACGTTGTCCATCAACGCCTGCGGGCCCTCTAGTTCCTTGGATTCAATCTTGAGGTGCCGCGCAAAATCTGTAAAAGCATCGATCCATGCCATCAGGGCAGGCCTTTTGGGTCCGTCGAGAACAGCAGGTTCACCACATGCTCGGACGCGACTATGCTTCCGAACGGGATCGGAACCGGATCTAGATTGCGTTGCAGCAGGAAAGCGTAGTAGCCGTAATTATCCATCATTCCCAGAAGTGACTGCTGATTGCAGCCGAGACGGCTGAGGCCGTACTGGTGCAGTTCTGCAATGATATATGGGACCTTCTTATCTTCTAACAAACAATCCCCACCTTCAAGGATTCTCTGCTCTGCACCTTCGGCGTCGATCTTTATCAATCTCCACTCTGTTATCCCGTCTAAATAAATATTAGACAGGGTAATGGCCTTGATAAGATAAGACTTCGGCTCTGCCCGCGATTTCACATTGTCGGGATGTTCCTGCGGAGGCCAGAGAGCATTGCCACCGCTGCCATCGGCGCAGATATGAAATCTAACTTCCTTGACGTGCGACCATAGAATTTCTGGAATTACTTCTATCTGATGGTATCGGGCCGCCACTTTACGGAGGTCTGGCAGACAATTCTCTCCGGGTTCGATAGCAAGTACGTGCCCTTTCGGACCGACCAGCTTGGCGCCGAGTTCCGACATCATACCGACATTGGCGCCGACATCGACGAAGGTATCGCCCGGCCTCAGTATCCTGCGCATGGCGTTTGCCACGTCAGGCTCCTTGATGTCGGCCGATGCCTTGTCGTGAGCGCCAATGACGATCGGGTATGTCATAGCTCGCTGACTTCCAGATCGCCGAACTTCTGCAGCGCGACCACGAGCTGCTCGTACGGTGCTCCGCCCTCGCCGTTCGCCTTGGCGACCGAGAGCATGGCAGTCAGCGGCATCCGGTGATCCCGGTTGTTCAGGCGCAGCGGGAACTGACCGAACGTCGCGACGAGAGCGGCTCTCGTCGACTTGAAGCTGGTTCCCTGGAACGACAGCCGGTTGCCCTGGTCCACGATGGGCTTCCATTCGATGACCTGCTGCTGACCGGACGGCGGCTTGGTGTCGGATGCGCGGATGGCTTGCTTGCCTGCATTGATTGGAATGTTCATGTCGGTTTCCTCAGTAGGAATGCGAAGTAGGTATCGGGCAGATCGGGAGAGCCGTTGATTTGCTTGACGACGAAGTCCAGCTTCAAAAACTGATCGTTGATAAAGCCGGCACGCTTCATGAGATGCGCCCACATCTTGGCGCCCATGACGGAGTAGTGATTGGCGTTGCTTTCGTGCTCGGCCTGGGTGTCCGGCGCCGGCACCTCCACATAGCAAAGTCCTCCTGGCTTGAGGACGCGCCAGTATTCGGTCAGCGTGAAGTACGGCATTGGACTATGTTCGAGGACATGACGCGCCCAGACCAAATCAAACAATTCTTTGCTGCACTGCATGAACGACTGATCGTCCGTGACCTCATCCAAATAATCAGACTGCGGGTCCATGCAAACAACATGGCACCCAACATCGCGGAACTTCTTCGCCGCCAATCCTATTCCGCATCCGACATCGAGAACATTCATTCCGGAATGGATATGACCGCTCTCGACCAGGGACGAGATGACTTGATTGGTGATGTACTCGTTTTGCTGCCCGAACGAATCCGGATACAGATCGTCCTGCAGCCGATCGAGGAAGGCATCTAGGCGAGCGTAGTCGCGCATGACAGCACCTCCCGACAGGCCGCCTTGAGTTCTCTCGCTGCATCCGACCAGTGAAATCCCCCCAGGAAATCTTCGTAGTCTTCGATATTCCCATGTGCCCTGAAGAGTTTCATTATCCTCAACGTATCATCGACGGGATCATTCGGACCTATCCATACGACGGGACCTCCATCAAGGTCATCATGTCCATGACCTCTCGACACTGCGGTCGGAAGTCCGCAGGCCATGGCTTCCATGGCGACGAGATTGGTTCCGCCTTCGCAGCGGTTCGGGAACACGGCACAGTCGCACTCTCGATAGATCGTCGGCATCAGAGTGTTTTGGACCTGTCCGATATCGATGACCTGATCTGGATTGATGCCGTTATCTTCCGCCCATTGCTTGGGGGAGAACGGCATCGGAACCGGAGTGCAGAGGCCGGACTTGTCGAGCGAGCGGATCAAGTGCGGCCATTGATTGTGCCATGCGGTCACAAGCAATGCGTCTCGGTGCTCCACAGCGAATCTCTTAAACGCCGCCAGAACGATGTCCTGGCCTTTGCGGTATTCGGCTTTGCCTCCGGAGAACACGGCGAAACGATCACCGAATAGCCCAAGTCGTGGAGCCGGATGGAACAGTGTTCGATCGACACCTTGAAAGATCGTCCGCACCCTGGACACTCCTGCGTCCCGGAGAACTCGTTCATTCCAGGTTGAACCGGTAATGATAAGAGGGTAGCGCTTGGCGCGCTCGATGGCTTCTGCATCAGGATGTTCCTCGAAGAATACGACACCGATGGTTCGATCGCGTGGCGTGTCGGGTTCATAATGAAAGCCGTTACCAAGTCCGTGCAGCCAGACATCGGCGTCCTTGCGCTGCCATGTCACCGGACGGCAGATGGCATTCCAGCGCAGCGGATCGACGATGAGCTCTCCGTCCGGAAACGCCATCTCGATCTCCGGGTCTTTCGACCACTGGAGGATGAGGTTGACCGCATATACCCCCCATCCATGGGAGGTGGATGGCGGCCAGTCGATAT